CGCGGTAAACCTTCTGCAGCTTGACCGAAGACTCGACTTCCTTGCGGACCTTGCTGCGTTCCTTGGACATCTCCGCTTGCTTGCTCGCCAACTTGTCGCTGATCGCGCCTGCCAGGTACTTCATCTGGTCCAGACTCGCGGTAGCCAAACGCGAAAACGCGGCTTCCCTCGCTTCGTCTAGGTTGGCCGAGAACTGCAGCCACTCCTCTGGCGTCATGCCAGCAGCCAGAGCCTCTTGCTCCGTCTGGAACATCGGCGTCAGGTCGCGCAACAGCTCGGTTGCTTCGATCTGCTCCTCAGTTGCCGTCATGCGGTCGAACACTTGGCGCAGTTCGTTCGACATCATCGGAAGCTGCTCGCCGTACTCGCGCTCGTAGGTCACCGCCAACGTGTCGCGCAGGTTGCTGTACAGGCGACGCGTCCACCGAGCGATGGTCGCGAACAGGCCGCGCTGCTCCTCTGTCGGAGCCTTGCCTTCCAACAGGTACGACTCAAAGTTGTAGGAGAACGCTTCGTGCAACGCCTCCTTGCGCTCGATGGGCAGCGCGTCCCACGCCTCCATGTCCTTGACGCCGAGGGCGTTGAACACCATCTGCATCTTCTTCTGGACAGCCGATGATGCGCCTTCTGCTCGCGCTCGAGCAAACAGCGTGGTCAGCCACCAGTGCGACGCTTCGTGCAGGAACGTGGTCAGCGTTGCCGCTTCGTACAGTTCGATGGTGTTCGTGCGCGGGAAGTACGCACCTTGCGGGTTCTGCTGGCCACCAGCCTGCATGGAATCCGGTTGCTGCGTGGACGGCAGCGCATCCAGCATTGGCTGAATAAACGACTGCGTCAGCGATGCGCTCATCCCGTTGCCAAGCACTTCCTTGGCTACGTTTGCGTTATCAGGAATGGGGAATGAATCGGGCATTCCCATCAGACGAGCCATCATGCGAGGCGTCACTCGCTTGACTCGACCGTCTGGCAGGATGATGCGTGGGACTTCTCGGCTAGTGGACTTAAGCACAGGCGCCGGGTTGCCAGCGTTCGCTGCGTTGGCTTGACCCTTAAACGCGCTTCCACCCATCGTCAGAATCGGCTTGGTCTTGTCGATCTTGCCTTCTGCCGCCATCTGGTCGATGCGTTCCATCTCCCAGTTCTTGTCCTTGGTCAGCGTTCCAAACTCGCTGTCTGGAGCGTCTTCGATCAGATCCTCAAGTGCTGCAAACCAATCCTTGCCACCAGTCTTCTCGGGCAAAGGAGGCAGCTTCTGATCGCGCATCGCACGGATCAGCATGCGCGGACGGCGTTGCACACCGCCGTAGTCCGCAGCGTCGTACACTCCGACATCCCAGTTGTACCCAGCATCCTCCAGAGCTTTGACGATTGCTTGGTACGGCACCGTATCGACGTACTGCGGGTCGTTCTCGATGGTGACAATCGGTGGCTTGGCCTCGGTGATCACGCGAGCCACCGCGTTGGCGCTGTCGATGTCCGACTGTTCCACCGTGCGGCTTGACTTAGCAGCACTGAAGTTCTTGCAGACAGGGCTAGCGTGGAACAGATCAGGCTTGGCCGCAGCAACCTCCTGCGGATCGATGCTGTTAACGTTTCGCGCCTTGTGATCTGTCTTGTGCGCCTTGTTGAAGGCGTCCATGTACGCAGGGTTGAACTCCACTGCTTGCACGGATTGCGGCGACTCCAACGCAGCTTCCATGGTTCCAGTGCCAGAGAACCAAGTTGCGACGCGGCGGCCTGCTGCCTGCAAGCTGTCGGGTTGCTGCTGCATAAGCTGGCTCCGACCCGCGATGTTGGCCGCGATGATGTCTGGCAGGATGTCTACGTACTTGCCATTGCGCTCGGCCCAAACGTGCTGCAGTTTGTTGATCGGGATTGGCCCGGTCGTTTCGCGCAAGGAGTCGGTCTTGGCAATGATGACTACGTTGTCGCCAGACGGCTTTGCTTCAAACACACCTGAGAACTCATCAGGGTTGGTCTTGTTAGTAGCTCCGAAATACAGCTCGCTCAATTTGCGCTTGCCGTACCCGCCTTCCTTGGGGCGCACGGTGCCAGACTGGATCATGTCGTTGACCTGACCCATCGTGGTGCGACGCACCATGTGGCTCGTCGTGACGTTTTCGATGTCTGCGATACGTGGCGTACCTTCGCCTCTGAACTTGTCATCAGTTCGGATGACAATTGGACTGTTGGCAATGTCCATCGGACGAGCTGCCGACGAAAGCGACTGCTCGTTTTGCGCAGAGGGCTGCAGTTTCTGCATCACGCGGAACTTGTTCGCAGCCCACCACTCGCGAACCGACACCTTGTCCTCCGCTGCGCCGACAATCGCTGCGTTGCTGACCCATTCGACGGCGACGTTGGCGTCCTCCTTCGACATCGGCACCGCCTTCTCGCCCTGGACCTTGATCATGGGCATGCCTTGCCACCCACGCTGAGTCGGGTACCCCTGCGCATCCGTCAGTTGCTCAGGCTTCGGCGCCACATTGAAGGAGTCCATCAACTCCGCCTTCAAGTCTTCCACTCCGTCCAGCAGCTTCTCGCGCTCGGACGCGTTCTCGTCGATTGCCTTGTCCGCCTCCTGCTTCAACTGCAGCTTGGCTTCCTCAAACGCCTGCGCCTGCGCCGCCGTACGGCCAGTGCGCTGCAGCTTCACGTGCTTGACCAGCAAGGCCAGCACACGGGTGTTGCGGAACACCTCGTTGAACTTGGCCATCGGGATCTCAAGCTGCTCGCCGGCTGCTTTGGCTTCGGCTACTCGAGACATCACCTCAGGCATCTTCTGGTCCAACACCGCACGCGTGCCCGTGCCTGCCTGTTGCACCTGCTTCTGCATCTCCTCCACAGAGACACCAGCCTCTTGCGCACGCGTGGCCAAGTCTGCCTTGTCGGCTTCGTTCAGAACCTGCTCAAAGGTCTCAGGATCGACGTAGACCGTCTCGACGCCTGCCGCCTTAGCCTGCTCGTTTAAAACGCGTGCGTAGGCTTCTGGAGCCTCCTCAGCCAGCTTGCTGTTGCCGCTGGTCTCCACGATGTCTTGGATCAGCTTCGACCCACGCATCGCGTCTCGCGCCAGCCGCGACTCACGCGACAGGCGGATGGCCGGGAACACTGCCGACAACGGGCCGATGCTCTTCAGCGTCTGGATAATTGTGTCGCTTAACTGCGACCCAAGACTTTGCAGCCCCTCTAAGGTTTCTGCTTTGGCCTCGACATCCATCCCGCTGCTTTCAATCGACCAGCGGTCGGTGAAGTAGCCAGCAATGGTTTGGCTGACTTCGGTTAGCGTCTCGTATCCAGAACCTTTCAAAGTGTCGGTCAACATGCGCCGACGCGCCGTCTTCAGCAGATCGCCGCTAAGAGCCGTGGAGATCTTTTTGGCCGCTCCCTCAAGGATCATCTTGCGCGCAGGCGCCGACAGGAAACCCCAGCCCGTTGCCTCCAGCGCGCCAGCCGCCAAGCCGTAGCCCAAGCTGCTCTTCTCGGCCTCTTCGTGGCTCAAGCCCAAGTCGCGCAGTTCGCCGTACTTTCGCCCGCGCTCGACGTAGGCCGACCTGGCGAACACGGCCAGACGGCCTGCTACAGCGGCACCAGCCGCAGCGCCGCCGGGGCCGAAAGCAGCACCTGCCTTTGCGCCCGCCCAAGCCGCTGGGGCAGCGTACAGCGTGCTGTTGGAGATCTGGCCGATGACGTTGAAGACGCCGCCTGTCAGCCCTTCCTCGTCCTTTTGGCGGGCAAGGTCGCGTTCGATCTCTTCCAACTGGAACGACTCACCCAGCGTCTTCTTGCCGCCTCGGCTCAGAATGTTGTTCCAGATCTCGCCTTGCTCTTGCTGCTGCCAACCCGACGCCACCTGACGGCCCATCCAATACGCATTCAGGAACCCGTCCGTGCGCACCAGCGAGTCCAAGTCATCGCTGGCAATCTTGGCGAACTCAACGTCCTCATAAAACCGAGCCACCGTAGGGTTGCGGTTCCACAGGTCGCGCCGCTCCATCTCGCGCTGCTGCAACACCGACTCTGCGAACTTCGGGTCGGCCAACGCCACATCCTCTGGGATGTTCGCTTCCTGCGCCATCCTGCGCGCCAATCGCGTTGCGCTCGCATCCGTCCCGAAGACAGCGTTGAACGCCCGCATCACGTTCTTGTTGCGCTGCTCTGGCGTCTCAGGCAGAGGCCCAGCGTAGGAACGCTCGGCTGCTGCGCGGCGCCGCTGCTGCAGATCTTGACCGATCTGCGGCGCGTTCTGGTCCGTGGTCTCGGGAGCGACGAAGTTGAATCCGGTCATTACTTGCTCAGGGTCTCTTGAAGCCACTTGGGAAGGCGCTTGCCTTGACCGCCCATCCTACGCCACGCACGCACGCGCTCGTACGCAACCGTCTGCGCAGCCGTGCTTCCAAGCTCTACCGCGTTGGTGACGATCTTCTTGACAAGCGGCGCCAGCCGCTCTTGGTAAAGAGCTAGCTTGCGCACTTCTGGAAGAATGCTTTCTGCGTTTTCTGGACTCCCACGGTCCAGCTCATCCAGTGCATAGATGGCTTGCTGCAAGAAGTCAGAGTTGACCATGTCGCGCACTGGGACATCCCCTAGCAGCATCTTTTGCACTTCTAGCGACCTATCTACGGCATCCTGCAAGTCGCTGCGCAGCTTGCTTTCGTAGGGCGAATACTTCTTCTTTTGAATTAACCGAGGGTTTTGGCGCACAGTAGGCTGTGCTTGCGATTCGGCAGGTTGCATCGGTTCTGGTGACGCAGGCGCAGGTTGCGGCGCAGTAGAAACAGTTTCTGGAGCGTCTGCCCAAGTGGCGTGCAGAAGTGGAGCCGCCATCTGCATCACATCTTCGTAGATCTTCAGTGCTTTAACCTGCGCCGATCCATCGGCCAAGCTAGCGCGCACATCGTCTAGAGCATCAGGAGTAGTAGCAGGGACTCCCAGCAGTTTGCGTGCTGCTCGAGCATCGCCATCAACAACTCCTTGGATGGCTTGCAAGATCTGCTGCGATCTACGCTCGCGGTTTGATGGAATGGTGTACCCATCAATCTTCACCTCGGGCATTCCGAGCAAGCTCTGCTCAACGCTGTCCACCATGCGCAGCATGTCCACCAGCTCGCGGTCGCGAGGACGCAAGTTGTCGTAGACCGTCGTGCGCAGGCCCTGCGTTCGCGACATCGGCTGCCGCAACTGCTGGCCCATTTGGTAGGCACGCAGAAGTTCTGGCGCTGGGCTAGATGCTCCGCCAGGTTGCCGCAACTGCTGCCCCATCTGGACCGCACGCGAAGAGTCCGTGTCAAAAGCCGACATGTTGCGAGCAACATCCAGCGTCAGTTCGGGACGTTGCTGCGTTCCCAGCTGGAAGTTGGCTTCCGCATCCTGCTGTTGCTGCAACGTAAACTCAGCAGCATCAATGTTGTCGGCAAGCCCATAGTCTTGCGACGGGTTCCAGTACAACGCTTGCTCTGCTCGCGGGATGGACAAGCGCTGCACTAGGTAACGCAGGTGCGTTAGATTGTGGTAATTCGGGTCGTAACGGTTACTAGAATCAGTAATAGACGACAACGTTGCCAATGCCTTTGTGGCTAGAGGCAAAACAGCTTTGCGTTCTTCGTCAGATAGCAACGATAAAGTCTGCTGCGCCTCTGGCCGCCTAGCGTTCAAAGCACCTGAAGGTTCAGTCATTCTGAACGATTTGGCCAAATCGTACGCAATAGTTTGAGCGTCCGAAGCCGTCATAAATGTGTCTTTTGGCGGCTCGACCTTGTACAATTCATAGTACTCGCCTTTCATGTACTTCAGAAACCGCAAAGCAGCAGCTTTGCTGATTCCTGTGCTATCGCTGATCTTGTCTTCTTGGCTAAAAATGCCTTCGTACCAAGAGCTAGTAAGAAGATCCGCAGCAGTGTCGTCTGGTTGCGCATAGCGTGGCTTATCCGCAGAAGGCCCGCTTCCTTGGTACACAGCGTCAAAACCAACTACCAAGTCGGTGATGCGCACTGGATGCGTGGCATCACGAAACACACCCAAGCTGTTGTCGTCGGGCTTGCCTAGAATTTGCTCTTTGACCCAATCGACAGTAACTCCAGGCTGAATCTCCTGCATGGCTGCAGTCAATCCTTCCCATGTCACCATGCTTCCATCTTTAGTCAGACCATGGTAAGCGTCACGTTGCGCTTGCGTAGCAAAGGAGATCTTTTTGCGACGCTCGCCTGCAATGTTGGCGATTGTGCCCATCTGCGGCGCCTTACCAGCCATGCGCAACATGCTGTTGCTGGGATCGCTTTCCCACTTTTTCCGAGCAAGGTCGAGTTCCTGTTGCGAGAAATCTGCGATGGTGCGCTCTTCGCCATCAATAGTGGTAGTTGCGTCATCGGGAATCTTTTGTCCAGGTGCCAGCTCCCACTCGTACATTTGGGTGCCGCCGATATTGATCTGCCGCATCTTCATCACTTGATTGAACGCCTCGGCAATAGCGGCGTCCTTGTCCATCGGAGTCTTGCCGGGAACAGGCGTCATCAACTGCTGGTAGATCGGGTCGAATGCTGCGCGGAACCGGATCTCTTTGACTGCGGCCCTTCGACGCGCTTCACTTCCTTCACTGCCTTGCGCGTTTGCAGCAAGACTTGGAGTGCCGCTTTTCACAATGTCAAAATCTGTAACGTTAGCATCTTTCAGCAACTGCAGCACCTGCACACGGACGTAATCGTCCTTGCTCGGATCTTGGGCACCGCCGCCGCCGCCGCCGCCGCCGCCGCCACGACCACCGCCTCCCTGCAACCGTTCGTTTTCTCTGGAGTGCGTCTCAAACGTCTGCGGAGACATGAACGCTCGGAAGCGGTTGCTGTACTCAATGTTCGACATCGGAGAAACCTGACCGGCTCGCGCCTGCGCCAAGTAGTCCTCTGATCGCTTGACCTCTGCCGTAACGTCGATGAACTGGCGCCCGTTGTTCACGTACAACGCAACTTCGTCGTACTTGTTGTTGTCACGCAGCAGTCGCTTGTCCTCTTCACTCAACGACTCCATCGTGAGTTGCGTGTTCTGGTTGAACCGATTGATGGCGGCGTTGTAGACTTCCTCCGCAAGCGTGGCCTGCGACTGCTTCTGCACTCTCTCCTGAAACGCCACGGCTCCAACGGCTTTTTCGTATTGAGCTGGCGACAGATCTCCGTTCTTGCGTTGGCGTTCGAGGTCCATGCCAGCAGACAACGCGCTTCCGCGACTCTTGTCCCAAGCTGCGTAGCCAGCGGCGTTACCCTTCTTCTCGTCGATCTGGTTCTGCAGTTCAGACCGCTTCCTGCCAACAAAGTTCGGCTGCAAGAACCCAGCCTTATCGGCTTCGTTCAGGATCTCCATTGCCTTCTCAGGCTGCGTCTCCTGAATGCGCTCCACGATGCCTGAGTACACTTTCCCCTGCGCATCCTTCTGCGCTCGCGCAACGACCTCCTTGGAAGCGCCACGCATAGCCTTGCTCTCAGCAATGCGACGCGGAAGATCCTGCATGCGGTCTTGGAAGTCCGCAGCGCCATACAGCGTCTGCAAGTCTTCGATGTCGCCTTGTATCAGCGCCTGATCCTGCTCGGTCACGAACTTGTTGCGCTGCTCTGCGGCGTGGCCGTCCGCCTGCGTGAGCGTCGCGACATCGTCCGCATCCGCACGCTGCGTGAACAAGTCGCGGGAGATCTGCGACTTCAGCCGACCTACGTGCTCCTGCCGGTAGGTCTCCAGATCCTTGAGCAGTGCCTCCTTGCCGGGACCGTAGGCGGCTTCTCCCTGCGTGAACAGGAAGCCCGTCTGGTCGTTGTACATGCGCGCACGCACAGCCTTGCGGTACGAGTTGTACTCGCGGATCGCCTCAGCGCGGTCCAGATCGTCCTGCGCTTCCTGCGCTTGCTGCTGCTGCTTCCCGATCTTGCGCTCTTGGGTTTCCTGCTTGTCGCGATCTTGGCGGGCAAGCACGCTGGACATGCGCTGCGCTCCACCAGAGACCTGGCTAAACGCCTCGGCCATCTGCTGGATCTGCGGGCTGGCGATGTCCTCCATCGGTCGCACAGTGGGTGCGTCGAACTGGACAAACGGCGCCGGCTGAAGCTCTGGACCTTCGTAAATCGGGACTCGTACCATGCTGTTTATCCGTTAGGCGTAGCCGTTGTAGTCGCGCCAGCGCAGCACCTCTGCGCTTTGGTTGAGTAGCTGACCAGACGATCCGAGAAGCGTGACGCCTGCTGCCCGTGCTGGGTTGATGCCTGCGCGCATGGCGCTGACGTTCCCGGCCTGCACAGCCAGCATGGAGCCCTGAGCTTCGATGTTCGCACGCTGCATGCGCGCTGCACCCGCTTGGCGAGCCGCGTTCACATCCATCGTGTAGAGCGCACGCTTCTTCAGGTACTCCTGCGAAACGGCGACCGCTTGCGCGCTTCCCTGCCCGCCTTGGATCCCTCGAGCACCTTGGCTCGTACGCGTCGCAGACTGCTGCTGCGTGTAAGCCAGCGCAGCCATGGACATCTGCTGGCGCGACCCCTCAAGGATCTGCTGCGCTTGGTTCTCAGCCAAGCGAGCGTTGATCCGCGACATGTCGCTCTGGAACCGCAGCGAACTCTCTTGGCTCTTGAGCTGGTAGCGAGCCGACTTCGCTTGGTAGTAGCCGCCGATGGCAGATGTGACGGCGGACCCGATGCCCATGACCAACCCCGCCGTGGCGAGGTCGTTGATCAACGCGCTGTTGTTCGCGGGCGCGTTCAGATCCATCGCGACTTGGTTGCCCGATGGACCTTGAAGGGACGAGTTAAGCATCCCCTCCACCTGCTGGTTGATGGGCGACCCAAACGTCCCAGGGTCTTGGAACAGTACCATTCTAGCCTCCAATGCTCGTTTCCAGAACCATGCCGATGACGGTCAGCGGAACCGGGTTGTCTTGTTGCACGACCACTTGCCCGGCAGCTTGCCAACTAGGCGACAGCAGCACTGGGACTTCGATGCTCTGCAACGTCTGCGCAGTTGTCGGCGGCTGACTCGGCACCAAGGCCGTCTCGCTCGGTCCGATCTTGAACCCTGCGCTCTCGTACATGCGAATCCACGCACGGTTGACGTTCTTCGTCCTACCTTGGCCGTAGCCGTCCACCTGCATCACCGCAGGCAGCGTCTTTAACTGCGCGGTGTACGGCAGCCCGACATGCACCTTGGCGGCAGCGTAGTCCAAGGTAATCGATCCGCCGGCAACCACGCGCTGCGGGTGGATCTTGCCGTCCGCAAGGATGCTGACCGTCTTGCCGTTGAGGTGCGACAGACCGGACACCGTTGTCGAAGCCGGCGCGTTGATCACCGTCTTGGCGTTGTCCAAGCACACTTGGTCCTCGACCGCGTCGATGTCGAACGGCTCTAGGCGCTCGACGTAGCGGGTGCCGCTGCGGTTGACCACCACGTACAGGCGATCCTCCGTGCCTTCGCTGACAACCGCGCAGGACTCAAACAAGCCGTCCGTGTCGTGCCAGTGCCAGCTCGTCACCTTCTCCTCGGGAATGTACGTCATGCCCAGCAATCGGCCCGTGCTACTAATGCACCAGACGATGGGCTGCGGCGCCTTGGCGTAGGCGAGGTCGAGGATCGCGTAATCGTCGAACAGATGCGCTGCCCGAATGGACAGGTCGCCCGTCATGTAACCTTGCTGGTCGTTGCTGAACCCCATCTCGCGCACGTGCCCGCCTCGAGCAGCACAGAACACGACGATGTTGTTGACCACCGCTGGCTGCACGTTGCTCGCGCCGACGTAGCTCTGCGGGCGCACGCTGATGTTGGTGGGCGATAACGCATCTCCATCGACTGCGCCGCAACGCTGCTCGCTGCTTGCCGAGAACAGCAACAGCGACCCCATCGGGACGATGTGGCGGATCTGCGACTGCTCGCGTGCCGCAATCTGGAACGCGATGCGGTCATCCGACAGAACAGGGATGTGGTAGGACAGATCGGACTCTGTGCCGCTGCGCGTGGTCCAGACGTTCTGCGGAGCCACGTTCGTGCCAGCGAACACTCGGCGCTGCTCAAAGTAAGCAACTGCTCGAGGGTACTCGTTGGCGTTGAAGAACTCCGTGTCGCGCAGCGGGATGGTCTTGCCGCCATCCACAGCGATGTTGTCATCGCGGAAGAAGAGTTCGCGGCGGCCTAGGACAGTGGTCAAAGCCGTGGTGCCCGAGATCTCGGTGCCGTCAGGCTTGTCGAGCAGGTAGAACTTGCCAGCGTTGGCTCCGGTGGTGATGCGCTTGATCCAGTAGATCTGGTCGGCCACCAGCGGGCTTGGCAACGCAGATCCGCCGGCAATCACCGAGAACGACACAGGGTCGTTGTCCTTGAACGCTGTGCCAGCCCACGTGAGGACCAGCTTGCCAGCGCCTTCGATGCCAACCGATGCGGTTTCGGTGCTGTATCGTTCTACAATGCCAAGTAGACCGTAGTTGCCGACATCCAGCTTGTAGACCTTAAACCGAGCTGGCACTTCGCGAACAGCGCCAGTCGCATCTGTTCCTACGAAGTAGCGCCACGTGATCGTGTTGTGCGCGCCTGCAGCGTAGATGTTGTTGCGGACCGTCACGGTCTCGCTGGCTGCGGACTCGACATCGTCAGAGTAGACGGCGGTTACGCGGTAACTGTTGTCGAGCGTGCTGACTTGGTAGAGCGTCTGCAGGTTGCCACCGACAAGCGACCACGTGTTGGAACCGGTTCCTGTGCTTGCAGTCTTGATGACTGGCGAAAGCAACGTGGCATCTGTGTAGATGTTGAACGTGTCATCAGTCAGTGGGTTGACGTAGTAGTTCGTCCCCAAGCTGATGTACGCAGGCACTGTTCCTACCCCGATACCTGCAAACGTCACAGTTGCTCCAGGCAGCAGTTGATGCCCGGTGACGTTGACCACAACTGGCGCACCGTTGGTTCCACTCCAAGTCACAGTGGAATCCATCAGCAACGGCTGACCTGTATCGTAGCTTTGCAAGAACAGATTGGTGCCGCCGTTGTTCTCAAACGAGCGAAGCACAATCCAACGCTTATCGTCCAAGTAGCTGCACTTGGTGTCCGTAACGTAGACGGTGTCGCCTTCTGCAAACTGCTTGAACTTGTAGGTCGAGTCCGAGTCTGCCCAGCGCGCCGTGTAGCGGTCTGCGTTGCCTCCTGCGCCCCAGTAAGGCCAGAACGGGACTGCATGCCTGTTGCCGTATCGCGGAGTCGCCGCGACGTTCGTAGGCGCTGCAACGCGTGGCTGGAACTGGATTGGCTCGACTGCCCACTTGCGTGCGGCGTAGCGGCGCACCTCAACCGGGGCGAACTTCGGATGCACCAACGTCAGAACGTCGTTGCTCTGCACGTAGTGGATGTCGAACAGATCATCGGCAGTAAACCCTACCGGAGTCCCGAAGTAGATCTCGTAGGTTCCATCAACGGGCAGCGCATACCACGCAGAAGTAATCGACGGATCGAGATCTGTGCCTGCCGGTGACGGCAAAGCATTGATGCACTCGTAGGTCGTTCCCGTTTGCGTAACGAGATCGCCAGGCGTGTAGCGGTAGGCAATCTTCCAGCTACCGCTTCCTGTAGTCGTGAGGTTGATGCGGTTGCTCTGAGTTGCGCCAGCACCAGCTTTTGCTGCCGTCTCGCACAGCGCGATTTGGTTGCTACTGACGTTGTAGACGTAGTACGTCACACCTTCGACCAGCGGCGATGGCAAGGTGGCTCCACTCTTCAGCACGCGGACGGCATCGCCCGTGCTGAATCCGTGGTTGACGGTGGTTGTGATCTCGTCACTGCCAGTGTTGGTCGAGGACGCGGTGCGGGTCGGCTTGTAGGCGTTGACCGTGACGCCCGCCATGTTCTGCAGCACGCCGTTCTGGTGGAAGCGGATGTAGCCCAGCCCCACCTCCAGCACATACGTGTCATCCGACGAGTACGTAAACGGGATCAGCCGCGTGCGGTTTGCGCTGTTCTTGACCGCAGCACTCAGCTTGAACCCTGGACGCGACCGCACAGGCCCCTGCGCCTTGGGCACCATGTTGCGGACAGTCGCGGCGCCCGTCTGGTAGCGGTCAGCATCAATGCGCCCGTACATCTCGGGGCTGATCTCCCCGCCGGCAAAAGAACGGTAGAACAGGCGGGTGTTGGCCATCTCAGCGTCCGCTAATCCAAGGTGCGTTGTGCTCAGGGTGAATGCGGCGGTCCATCGAGTCCGCAGAAGCAGCCTTGCTCAGGTACGCACCCATCATCTGGATGCACCGCTTTGACTCTGCTGCGCCTACGTCACCCTTGATGATCGGGCCAGCCAGCATGCTCGCCAAATGCCACGCAACCACCATGCGGAAGTTGGGCGACCACATGCGCGGAGAGCTGGGCAGCTCGGTGTAGCGCAGCGTCGCCTCTTCCTGATCGGTGTAGAGGCACAGCACGCCGTCCGCGTTGACTTCGATGGAGTAGTCAACGCTCTGCTTGTAGTCGTCCGTTGCACCGGGCGGCAGCACGCAGATCGCACGCAGGAACCGCGACGGCAGTTTGTACGCGTAGTCCCATTCGATGCGGTCACTGGTCGAGGTGTCCGCGAAAGTCACCTGCTCCAGCGCAACCTTGCGCGTTGCGAACTCCCACGCGTGCATCTCCAGCGTGCTCTGCAGAGCTTGCAGGTAGAACTGCGCACACAGCGTGGACTGCGCGGAGCCGTCTGGCGGATCGATGCTGGTGATCGCCGCCGTGTCCCCGATGAACGACAACGCGAGGTTGCAGACAGCAACGTCTAGCGTGGTGATGGCGTAGCTGGACAACTGGATGTCGCGCCACGCGTCGAACGCGTCCTGCTCCATCAGCGTCATGCCTTCGCCCGTGTAGTGGACATCGTTCGGGATGAGCGGGTAGTCCTGCACTTCGAAGGTGCGCATGTAGGGGTCGGCCAGCGCCTCGGTCGCAATCGCCTTGTTGACGATGTCCGCGTAGACCCACGTGGTGATGTCCTTGATCTTGGGCTGCACCCACGGGATCTGCGACGCGGGCTTCGACCACAAGCCGCGATCCACCAGCGCCTGACGCACTGCGGTCTTCAGCCGCTGCAACGCCGTGCGGTAGTTGTTGGCAAACAACGGGTCGATGGTGTCGCCCTCGCCTTGCGCGAAGAAGATGCCGATGCACTGCAGGGTGTCGCCTTGGATCGCCGCAGCGGAGACGGCAGCGTCCAGTGTGTCGAGCAAGCGAGCGAAGCAGTTGTTGCCTTCGCCCGGAGCCCAGTAGGTCTGCTGCGCCGAATCGAACCAGCCCATGGCGTAGTCGTTGTCGCGCAGTTCACGATGCCCCAAGCTGCTGCCGCCGACTGCCAGCGACACCGCATACATCGTCTCGCCGAAGTATTCCTGCAAACGGATGCCCAACCCTACGTGGTAGGCCGCACGCTCAAACGTCACCCACAACCGAGTCGGCCCCGTGAACGGGTTGTAGACCGGGAGCACATCGTGGTGCGGCGGGTAGTTGAAGCCGGGCGGGTAGGGGTTGTTCTTGGTCGCGTTGACCTTGCCCTCAAACGGCGACCACGGGAGGAAGTAGGACCACTTGTGCCATTCCGTGTTTGCCGGCGGAAGCACCTCAAACGTGTCGCCAGCATCGATGGCGCTGGGGAACGCTGTAGCGACGGTGATGTCCCGCGCCTTGGTCCCGCCAACCAAAGCGACGTTGCTGATCGTTCGGATCTCGTTGAGATTGCTGCCGCTGCTGACGCTGGTGCATTTGAGGCGGCACCCTTCTAGCGAAGAGGTCCAGACCCCTGTGCCGACGCCGCCCCACTCTTGGCCCAACAGCATGCGGCTACGCATCACGGTGGTCGAGTTGCCTAGGCTGCTTGCAACCCACCGATAGGTGAACGTCTCGCCTACCTCAATCGGGGGGACGAACGTCTCGTTGACGGTCCATACCTGACCAGATGCGCCGATGTTGGTGACACTGGACACCGTGTGCGTCACGCCCGTGCGGACGCGCACGATGGGGAAGCCACTTGGCAGCGCCTCTTCGAGGAATTGCTGGCACTGGAACTGAGTCGTGCTGGTGGCGACGGTGACGCGTCCCGTGCCGGGGTAGTCCGACATCCCCGTGACGTAGGGATCCCAGAACGTCAAGTAGCGCAGCCCGCTGATGGCCACGCCCGACAGGCTCAAGGTTCCGTAGTTCGTCCAGATGCTGCCGGGCATCACGAACGTGTCGGAGTAGGAGCCTCGAGCGAAGTTGTTCGCTCGGATGTTGGCATCCGTAGACCACAGCGCCAGGTTCGTGTGCTTCAGCCACCACGATTGCGCGTCAGCAGAAGGGCCAGCGTTGCTTTGGCCAATCGTCAGATAGAACTTGCGAACGGCCATCTGGACCTCCGGTTAGCTACTCTGCGTCATCACCTGCTGCGGCGACTTCCTTGCGGGGGCGACCCCGACGCGGCCTCTCGACCGCATCGGAGTCTTGGTGCTCGTCGAGCCGCTCAAAGCACGGCGCACTCGCGTCCGACTCTTCGACGGCGAGCTGGTCGCCCACCTCGTAGAGACGGTTGTTGAGGAAACAGACTTCGACGACTTTGACTTGCACCTTCATGGTCAGACTTGCGTGATCGCGGTCGGGTAGAACGGACCTTCAGCTTGCTTGAGCCCGTTAATCGTCTGCACACCGTTGCTTGGGCTCAGGACGATATCGAAGTCGAACGTGCCCGATACTGGAGTGACCAACGTCGGAGCGTTCAAGCCCGCGGAAACTGACCAGAACGTGGCCGTTCCAAACAGATACCGCATGCCTCGAGCGTCGTGGGACCACGGAGACAACAGCGGAGCAGCCGCTAGAGCCTGCCCGTTGATGGGAAATGTGATGACTTTGCCAGCCTTCAAATCAGACAACGGGATGGTTTCTGACTGACCGACACGCGGGATCAGATACTCAAACACGCTGTTGTCAATTGCTGCGGAGCCCACTGGGGCTGGAAAACTAGCTGGCATAACACCAGGCCAGTTGGTCCATCCGCGCAATGCAAACAAAGCGACTGACACAGCACCATCATCTTCGACAAAGTCGGAGCGAATGGTGATCTGCCCGTAGATGGGGCACCCAGCACCCAAATCGCGCAATTGCGTTGTGTCGATTGAGTCTGCGGTTTGCAAGTAGCCGGGAGTCGTCGCCAGACTTACGTCTAACGACGACGCCAACTGCAGGTTTTTGTCGGCGATCATGGTTAGCTCGCCACGATGGAGGTCGGGTAGACGCGATGGTTCTGGTTATCCGTCGGGTTCAGCGTCACCACACAAGTCATCGGAACACGCGTATGCGTCTCCGCATCCGTGAGGTTAACATGCCCTTGGATGTAGCGCAGACCACGCGAAACAGCCTCGGGGTTGAGGCACACTTCGATGGCTGGGCTCGTGGACTTACCGACACCAGCGGTTGCGCGACGGAACCCAACACCGCTTCCGATGTTGGTGATGGCCAACGCAGTCCCGCCAGGAGTCGTAGCCAAGCGGAAAGCGTTAGCCGTGTAGCCCGTCGTAACGACGTAGAGCGGCGAACTAAACGTCGAGAACCCGGTGATGGTTGGGTAGGTCGTTGAAGCAGTGATGTACACCGCTTCCCCGACTTGCAGTCCGTGCGCCGTCAACCCAAACGTGCTGCCCGTCGTTTCGGGAGTCACTGCAGTCGGCGTGTAGCCGAGTTCTGCGATTGTGTAAATGCGCGACGATCCAAGCGCCACAATCGTGCCGCTCAACGTGCCGCCGCTGATCGTGTCGCTTGCGCGCAATTGGCATTGCACGAAGTTGACGATGCCCGAAGGCGGAGCAGTGATGTGGAACACGGCGTAGAGATCCTCGCCGTCACCAAGGGCGCCTCGACCAGAAGCACCCAAGTCCGATAGATCGGTCGTGTACTGCACCGACGACGTAAACGTCGTCTGGTTAGCACCGCCGTTGTAGGTCAGATTCAAAGATTGGTCAGTGATCATGTTGGTTGTCCTCCTCAGACAACAACGGCTTCGGTGTTGAGGATCGAGTCCGACAGGCGAAGCGGAACGCCCATGAACGTCGTGTAAGCAGCCGGCGTGCCGAACTGCGACAGACCGTCTTGGATGTTGAGCACACCGCTCGTCTTCTCCAGCGCGAGGCGCGTGAGGGCCGAGTGAACCGTGCGGTTCATGTAGAACGCAGGACGGCAGCGACGCAGTTGCGGGATGCGATACAGCGCCTGCGCCATGCGATGGATGATGTTGCCGTAGATGCCACCAGCCGTAGCACCTGGGACTTGCGTGCCGCTCAAGCCCTGAAGATCCGTGACTTGGACGTTCGGGATGCGAACGACGTAGCGCCAGTCCTTCACGACGAGACCCGGCGACCAGCTATACAGCGACGCATACACCTGCATGCGCGTGCCGTCCGAGTAGTAAGCCGTCTGCTCGCCCAGATCCTTGCGGTCGAGGCCAGCCATCGAGCCCTTCGGGAAGATGCCGTAGACCGTCGAGTCACCCCAGCCGACGAGGTAGATCGAAGTCTGCTGGTTCGGCGTGGTGCCAAGCGCGCTGATGATGTTCTGCGCGTTGCCAGCAGCCGTGGACGAGTAGCGCGGAGCGAAGCCGGTGAAGGTCTTCGGGTCCACCGACGCGTTGCCGTAGAACATGGTCGAAGCCATGCGCTGGTTCATGCCTTCGATGAACGCGAGATCCTCCGACGCACGGAACGCGCCCGTGTTGCCGTTGAGTTGCGCCAGCTTGACATCCATCTCGCTACGCGCCTCGAGCATCGCGCAAGCCTCATCGACCTGTGCGGTCGTGCTCTTGCTGTTCGGGATGCCTTGGTTCAGCGAACGCCAGTAGACCTCGGGCAGACCCGTGCGCACGGTGACGCGCTCGCCAGTCGGCAGGTTGCCCTCCTTCCAAACGCAATCCATCAGGATCTCGTTGGTCATCGTGAGCAGCTCGCCGATGGTCGAAGTCTGACCATCTGGGTCGAGACGCTTCGCCCAGTCAGCAAGGGTAAGATTCGTTGCGGTAAGAACGGCCATTCTCAGTTACTCGGGTAAAGGTTGGCCAAGTGCTCCTCGAAGCTGCGGGGCGTTGGCTTAGATGCTGGTTGGCGACCGCCGACATGGCTGTCGTCACTGATTGCGCGGCCCGCTCGGTAAAGCACGCGGATGATCTCCGGGTGGTTTCCGAGCCCTGAATCCTCGAGGAACGCGCGTAGTTCGGGAGTGCCAAATGCGTCGAGAGCCTTCTTGGCAACCGCAATGTTTTGACTGAGCGACTGCCCGCCAAACTCCTTGTCGGTACGGGCCGTATTGGCCCACTCTTCGCGAACGGCTTTCAGGCGCTCTTGGCTCTGCTGGACCATTGCCGGCGTCACCTTGTCGAGCACCTTCTGCGCGGCTTCCTGCGTAAGATTCAGTTCCTTGGCAACTTCGGAATACGCGTTCAGGACGTTGGGGCTGAACTCAGTCCCTTCTGCGGTCTTGAACTCGTACTTCTCTGGCGCACCCGTAGGGGCCGCGTCAGCGTCATTGCTGGGATCCTGAACCGCCGGCTCGCTTCCTGCGGCCTTCGGTTCCTGTCGCGGAATAGCCTGTGGCTGTACGGCTGGCGCCTCCTGCGCCGATGCCGTCTGCGTGGGCTCAGTGGGCTGATTGCCCGCTGCCAACATCGTCTCGGTCATTCTGTTTTTGCTCCTTGACCATCGTCGGGTAGAGCTCAGGACAGATCGTGTGGATCGTCTCTAGCATGCGTCCTCCGTAGAAACGGCGACCCTCCGCAAAGGCCATGACCATTGCGTTGCTGTCGAACGTGGAGGAGAACAAGCCGGACTTCTCCAGAAGACGCCACACAATGCGGCGCCCCCGCTTGCTGCCCATGAGCCACCGAATGTCCGCTGATTCCTCTTCCTGAAGCAATTGCTCATCGCGAGCCTTGGCGGCGCGATCAGCCTCTTGCTTCCGAAGATCAGTCGGGTCGTAGTCACTCACTGCCGCACAGAATAGGTGTGCAGCAGCGGCTTACGGTGACAAGGTCTCAGTCTGCGTCAGGCAGGCACTCAGTGATGGCGACGCGAAACAGACTCGTCAGATCCTGCATGTAGGCTCCGAACGACCTGTGAGCGACTGAGAGAGAGGCGTCGCGAATATGCTCAAAGAAGGCGCGGGAGTCGGGGCTGATATCCGACTTGTCGGCAATGGCGCTCGCCTTCACCCAGATGATGTACGCCCAGCCGGCGCGGTCGAGGTTCTCCTGCTGCAGTTCGTCGAGAAGCTCGGTGAACGACCGCTTGTAGCTGGTGTCGCCGTACTCCTCCGCACCCGCCTCCAAGCGCAGGTGCAGAGCGGCTTGCCACTCGCGGAACATCTCCAGCGTGTCGCTGTCCTCGCGGTTGAAGGACTTCTCGATGTTGCCGGTGAACTCACGCCACCCGTACTTGGGACGAATCACAACGCCCTCCAGCGACCTTCTTGCATGTTGCGCGGCAGCGGGTCGCCAGCAACGACGCCTGCGGCCACCGAGCTGGTGTCGCTGACGATGTGCGCAGCAGCCATGGTCCACGCTTGGCAGGCAGACGAGATGTAGACGTTGTAGTTAGCCGACTCGCCGCCGAACTTTGGCATCGTAGGCCACTGCGACGTTTGCATCGGGAAGCCTTCGTTCCAGCGGATGGCGTACGCGTGGTGCAGACGGTTGTTGGCGTCGAAGCGGAACGCCTCGTTCACCACCGTCTCGGCCAGTGCGCGAGCAGCGCGGATCAAGTTTTCGTCGTTGCACACGCGTCCTGCGGCGAGAATGCCGATGGCGGCAATGGTCTCCGGCCACGTTGGCCAACCGATGATCGGTTGACCATCGGCTCCAAGCCACCCGTACTTTGCTTGGTCGCGACCACCGATGGTGCGCACCTTGCACGTTGCTGGAAGGTAGCCGTACGGCGTATGCGTCAGCGCGAGTTCGATCTGCCGCAGCATCACGGGCTTCGCCTGCTCAAAGCCAAGCCAGTACTGGTTGGCTCGCGTCAGAGCCATGCGACCGACTGCTCGAGGGGCGGGCACCCAGTCGTTCTTGACGTACACATCAAGCCTGTCCAACTGGATGTGGTCTTCGATGACGGACGCCAACGCCGGGTCGCGGGTCAGCAGATACGTCGCGTGCAAGAAGTTGTCGCTGCGGTGCTGATCATCGCTAGTGGTCCACAGCGTCGTGTTGGGCGAAGGGATCCACTGGATCTGATTCAGCCCCGGCCAACCTAGACGGTCATCCGGGCCGTAGCTCAGGTCGGGGCGCTGGTTGTGGAGGACAGCCTGCGGATGCTGCGCGGCTCGCATCGGCTGGCCGTCGAACTCCTTGTTGGATGTCGGACGCTGCACGTACGACTGGCACTGCCACAGGGCATCGTGGATCTCCCACGGATCCCACGTGGTGACCGCTAGGTCAGACGCGCAGCCGAAATCGGGCTGGTCTCCCGTCGTGCCACTTTCGCGAGGCTGGCAACGCGGACGCGGGTCGCTGTAGTTGCCAGATGCCGGGTTGACGTACTGCTGGAATTGCTGCTGCCGCAGCGTGGCCAGTTCTGGCGTACGGCTCGGCACCTTGCCAAGAGCCAGCCAGTTGCCGTCCCATCCGGTGTAGACCGCCTTCATCGGCATGCCCAAGACTCGCGCAGGATCTGCGATGGGCATGATGGCGCCGCGACTTTCGTGGCGGACGCCACGGTGCCACTTGCCAATCGGCACAAGAGTCATCGACCACCCAGATGCGTCAGAAGCGCGATACGCACCCGGTTGACCGTTGCGCACCGCGAAGTCGCGGCACAACTGCGATGGGCAAGTCATCTTCAGTTCGGCATGCATCTCCCGAACTTGCGGCTGGTTGTCGTTTGCCGTCGTGCCGTAGACCGCGTGCGTGGTCCACTCAATCGTTGGCGACTGCGTGTAGACCGTCGCCCACATCGTCACCGTGATCTTCTGCTCCTGCAGGTGCCACTCCAGACGCCACACCTGATGCGCTGGGCTGTCACTCTCCAGCGTAAACGACGGGCCTGGCAACGGGGTGAGGCCGTACCACATGCTCGGAGCCACAGCACCCAAGTCGTTGGCAATCGCCGGGTGCCACATGAACGGCTGCACGTTCAGTTTGCGAGGAGAGAGCTTGAGCGTGCGCTTGGACTTCGCCGGCAACGACATCAACGCGTGGATGCCGTGCTCCGTCTTGATGAACGGGTGGTAGCCACCGTTGTAATCAAGCAGCCAACCGGCGTCTGTGTCCGGTTGGTGCGACGGCGGGAGAGCGACGAACACCCAGTGTTGCTGGGGTACGTCGAGAACGTTCTGTGCAATGATCGCTTCCATTCTTAGACCGCTGCTGGGTTAGGGCTGCTGTAGCCCGAGTACATGTTCACGATATCACCCAGTGCGTTCCTCTCGCCACCCGTTGGCGTGGTACCCAACTTCTGCGCAACGTCAGCCGTGGTCTGCAGCGACTGCGCCTGTTCCTTGGCAGCGAGTGCCTTGTCTCGAGCCTCGCGCACAAGAGCCACCTGATCGTTGGGGATGATCATGCGCGGATCGACGCCAAGCATCTGCGAGTAGGCATCCACCAGCTCGTCGCTGTCGATCTTGTCCAGCACCTCTGGCTTCATCTGCGCAACAGCGCCGATGGTGCCGAGCATGCGGTCGATGCTGCTGGTGCCTACAGCGCGCTGCGCTTGCGCCAGCATGGAGATGAACTCGACGTTCAGTTCCATGCCTTGCAGTTCCTGCGGAGGCGGCGGGATCATGCCTCGCGACAGCATGTGCTGGAACGTGATCTCGATCATCGGGTCGAGAAGCTCGTTGTGCAGACGCTCAAGGACAGGCCCGAGCATCAGCAGCTTCTCTTCGTGGCGTTCCGCGATCTCGGTGGCCGTGATGCCGCTGCGGCGGTCGTTGGCCAGCATCAAGAACAGGTCGGCGTAGAACGCACCACGCACGCGGTCGCGGCAGTCTTCGATGTCCTGCAGCAGGAAGTCGAGACGCAGGTTGGTTTCAAACGCGGTGCGGATGCCGCCGCCGGGAGTGGACGCATCGACGAACGAAACACCGCCAGGCAGCGTCTCGATGTCGCGGTTCTTCATGCTGCTCGGCGCCTGCAACGGTGGCTTGGTTTGGTAATCGATTGCTTGCGCCTTGCGCAACTGTTCGTGCTGAAGCTGCTTGATGTCGCCAAGAGCCTCCATGCCGGGACTGTTGCCGTAGATGTCGCCACCGGACACGATCCAGCGCGGAGCCAGCACGGGGAACATGTCGAACCCGCTCTCGCGCAGGAACGTCTTGCTGTCGCCGCCAAGCTCAAAGTAGCAGGACTTCCACGCCTTGTTCTTGGCGTCGCGCTTGGTGATGTCGCGCTCGCGGTCGCTGCGCGGTTCGATGGCGTGGATGATGGTCACCCACTGATCGAGCGTCCCGCTGTTGTACATGGACTGCACAGAGCGGCTGCAGTTCTCGTAGCCGAACTCCGCGACCAGTTCTGCGACGGTCTTGTCGAACTCGCGGTAGAGCGTGTTGACGCGCCCCTGGAAGTCCGTGGCAATGGCGAACTCGCCAATCGTCGAAGGGTAGTGGTGCAGCGTGTTGGTGAAGTCGGGCAGCACGATGCTGGCCGACGTACCGAACGCAGCCAGTTCCTCGTACATGCCGTGCAGTGCGCGATACGTGTTGCTGCGCTGGAACACGGACAGCATGCGCCGCGTGACATCTGCCAGCCAAAGCTGCACGGGCTGGTAGCGGTTGAGTTCAGGGTCGGCGGTGCCGAGCGCGAACCACGGGCGTGCCGGCGAAGTCGCGCCTGCCATCAAGCCTGCGCCGAGGATGCGCAGTGCTCGCGTGCCCGTGTTGTCGAGGATGTTGTTGTGACGCTTCGTGCCGCGATTGCGGTCTTGGGTGAAGAAGCGCCCGCTGCGCGGCAGCAGGTAGTCAGAGATCTCCTTCCAGTGCGCCCACCAGCTCGCACGCTCGCTTTGTAGCTGCCCCCAACGAGTGTGCAGCTTGTCGCGGCGTGGACTGCCGCTGTACGTGTTGGCGTCACCGTAGATCATGTTATTCCCCCAGCATGGTGGTGGTCTTCAAGGTGCCCGGCGGTTGCGCGGTTGCGCCACCGAGAATGGTTGCCGCTGGGCCTTGAAGGTTGCGCGCCTGATCGGCAGCAAGAAGTGCCCCGACATCAGGCTTGCGCGCATTTGCTTTGGCGGATTCTTCCGCTGCTTGTCGCTCTGCAGACAGCGATCTGGCAAGCGCGCTGGCTTGCTCTCGCTCTTGAGCCCTGAGAGCCTTCTTCTGACTGCTCGCTTGTTGTTGCCCGCCATAGACGGCAGAGCCAGCAGCAGCAGCAGCAGCGATGACAGCGATGGTGGTTGCGACACCCATTAGAGTTCCTTGCAGTAGGTTGCTTCAAGCATGGAGTAGCCACGCCGAGTCAGTAGCTTGCCGACGTTGCTGTTCATGCTAGGGACTTCGTTGATGCTTACGATGACAGCGCCAACGTCGTGCGACCATTCCTCAAGCTCCTTGAGCAGCAAATGGCCAACGCGTCCGCGATGCTCGACCTCCACCCACCACGCCAGTTCTGCGACAATCAGCAGTGACGGGTTGCACCACATAGGGGCGACCATGCCTGCGATGGCGCCGACGATCTTGCCGTCCTTCTCAGCAACGAACATCCCAACGGTTTCCAGCGACAGCAACCTGTAAAGGCTGCTGACAAGTTGGTCCTCGTCCCAGTACTTGGCGTAAGGCGAACTGTCCGAGAAGTGCTTGCCGAGGCTGGCAAGCTCGTAAACGTCATCGCCCGTGGCGTGCCTGATGATCAGAGCCATCCGAGATCCTTGTATGGATCGTAGTCGGCGCGTCGCTTGTTCCGATCACGACCGCCGAGCAGTCGGTCTACTTCGCGCCGCGTTGGCGTATCCATCAACGCCAACAGATACGCTGAAGCATAATCCGGTGAGCGACCGATTACCTCTTTGATCTCGTCGCGGCTTGCTACCTGGATGGTGGAGCCCGACATCGACCACGTGGCGCTGGTCAAGTCTGCGAGCAGTCGCTGGCTCGGCGGCAACTGGATGCCCAAGTTGCGCGCAGGGTCGAGAGCCTCGCGCATGTTCCACCAGAGCTGGCTGCGCTGGTTCTTGAACTTGAGACGGCCAGACGCGTCGAGGCCAGTCGCGCTTTCCGACACGTTGACGCCGATGCACTGGATGCCGCTCTGCACCAAGAAGTCGTAGGGGCTCGAGCCGACGCCGATCACATCGATATGCACGCACGCTTGGTCGCGCATGTTGCTGATCACCTGACCCGCTACGGTCGGACCATCGGGCGTCCGGTTACCGGGGATGGCAATCGGCATGTCGAACCAATTGCCATGCCGGCGAGCGATCACGGTCTCGTCGCGTCCCCCTCGAGCAACGTCCACGCCGACGCTGTCCATCAGCGGCAGCACATCGGGCTTCTTCCACCGCGCCTGCGCCGCCTCCACCCAAGAGGTGGGGATTACCTGCCACGGGTCATCCTCGAGCCCAGCCGAGAAGTCGCCGTACAGCATCTGGCTGCGTAGAGGCTCTGGGAGGCTCTGTAGCTGCGCCATGTAGCCGGTCTGCATCAGATACGGGTTGTCCGAGATGCGCGACGGGATGAACGTCCTAGACTGCGGAACGATCCGCTCGCCTTCGTGGTAGATGACCTCCGCGCTCTCGACCTCGACATCGCGTCCGCCCATGGTGGCGAAGTAGCGAAGCTCGCCCGGTTGCGCTGGCTTAGGGTGCCGCTTGTCCAGCCACGGCGCGAAGTAGTCGATCACCCACCGTCCCTGCGAGGTTGTCGGCGGGTTGAATGTCATCAGCGCCCGACACGGCTGCTGGGGATCAACCGTTCGCAGCCAGCCCATGAGGAAGCGCACATCGGCCAGCCGCATGTTGGACGCCTCGTCGAACACCAACAGGTCGTGCGGCCTGCCTTGGTACTTCGCTGCATCGCCAGGTGCTGGGAAGGATCCGAGTTCGATCTGGACAGGAACCTTGTCCCACCTGCTCGTCCGCCAAATGCGCTCGGCTCCGTTGTAGCCGTCCTTGGTGCCGAGCATCTGCGTCAGGCGGTCCACGATGCCCAGAAGCTCCGTGCCGTTCTGACGGCAGAGCAGGATGCGCTGGTGCTTGTTGAGCGCCATGCCCAACGCCAGGTCGGTCTTGCCGCCGCCGGCAGAGCCACCGAACCCGACCACGGTCGCCTGCGACTCGTACGCCATGCTCTGAGGGCCGGGCAGCGGTCGCCACTGCGGCCCCGACGTAAGCAACCGATCAAGCTCGGCCAGCTCCTGCGGGGTCAGCCCCTGCAGATCCTTGGGATCAATTGCCGGTAGCTGAGTCATCAACGATCTCGCGGCGACGCTTGGCAGCTTCCAAGATCTGCGCAATGCGCGCTGCGCGGTCCGTGTCCGTAATGGCGATAGGCGGCGCATCCTCCGCGCCCGTGACCGCCACGCGGTCCCCGTAAGCAGCAGGCGCCCACTTGGACAGCAGCCACTTGCGCACATCCAGCCGCAGCTTGTCGCGATGCACATCGCCAATTGCGTTGTCTGCGATGTCGATCAGGTCATCCGCAATCGCGTCCATCCCCAACTGCCGCTGCTCCTTGAACCGTCCACCGAACGCAGCGTCCTGCTTGATCCAGTCGCGGATCGTCTCCGCCGTAGGCATCCCAGGAACACGCGAGATCCTCGGGATCGAATTGCCCAGCGCAGCCAGCCGCAGGATCTCAGCCTTCACGGCCTCCGTCTTCTCAGGATCAAACATCACTCACCTCCTGCTCGACCGTCCGCCACTCCGCAGGAATCGCGGCACGCATCACGTACGTACAGATCCGATGCACATGCTGTCGGCTACACCCGACTCGCTTCGCAATCTGCGAATACGACAACCCGTCGTACTCACGCAGATCTCGGATCAACCGCACCACCGAATCGGGAATCCTCGCTTGGTGGTGGCTCTCACCAACACGGTACCCGTTGTCGGCATATGCAATGGAACGACGCATCCACCGCAGTTCAACATACGGTGGCAAGGATACGGTGACAGCACTCAGCAAATACCTCACGTAAATGGTGGTGGTGGATAGCGTGACAGTAGGGTCCACCGATTCTATCGGGAGGGGGGATACAAGGGCGGCGGCGGCGGCGGAAATCCGTCCAGGGGGGGGGGACTATAGGGGGGGGGGTGGTAGAGCTGCGATAGCAGCTCACCTGGTGCGCCATGGGAGGAGCGGGTCGGCGGCCAGGTCCGCGCCTGGCGCGGGGCACCTGGCCAGCGCGACGATGCGACGATGCGACCGCCGCTATCCATCCTCGAGCGACCGCCGCTATCCTCGAGCCAGCTACGGCGGCGGCGCGGCGGCGGAGTGGCATGCGCGCGCGCGAGCATCGGGACTCGCCCCACAATCCGCCGACAGAATCCGCCGGCACAATCCAACGGCACAATCCGCCGGCAACGGTGGCCAGCTATCGGCGGGGGATGGAAACGAAACCGCCCCGCTAGCGATCGGGCGCTGCGGGGCGGATATTTCGATCGGGCGCTGCAGGCCACGCCTTTACGGGGCGAGGGCACGGCGGATCATGGCGGAGTCATCACCCAAGCCAAGCCGCAAGCCACAAGCCACACTAGCAAGGCGACGGTGCATCCGATGGCTTCGCGATACTCCCTGAGTTCGTCGGCATCCATCACGGGATGCTCCTACGCACGAAACCGCTAGCGTCCGCCTTCGCTCTGCCCTTTGCGCGCAAAGCCACTAAGTATCCATCACGCGGATGGATTCCATGTTCGACGCGGTCAAGGTAGCGGAGGTCGTGCGCGTCCCCATCCACTACCTTCTTGGCGCGCCATCGCCCCATTGCGAGGATGCGCGCATGCGTCGCGGCGTCGAAGACCATCGCCACGCCCACGCCCTTGTCCATTAGATGGACGATGTCCATATGCGAATCGCGTTCGCTGGCGGAGTAGGTCAAGGAGTACTCTACCGGCCACGCGTCATCCTCGCCCCTACGCGACGCCGCCTCTCGTAGGGCTCGCTTTTGGCTTTTGGTGTAGTCATACGCTCCGAGCTTGACGATCTGCGGGGCGATGGATTCCCACGCGATGTCCGACGTAGCGTTCGGGCGTAGGATCCACGTCTCCCCCAAGCCACGGCGCGCCACGCTAACCCGGAAGCGACGCCACTCTTCTTCTAGCAAAGCCACGAACGCGTCACGGTCGCGCCAGAAGAAGCGCGTCCGAGCCATGCGCGCATCGATCACGCGGTTTCCGCTACGACCGTCCGCCGATGCCCCGATGCCGCCCCGCCCCGCCGTATGCAAACACGCGGCGCGGCATCCCGCCGTGGACCATGGGCAGACGCTGCGCGCATCCGCCAGATCTGCAGGCGCAAGGTGGAGCATCGCCGTGCGCACATTGTGCGCCAGACCCTTTGCCGCCTTGGCTTGTGCGGTTGGAAGGGTAAGCAAAGCACCAAAGCCACGCCCCGCCGTGGCCAGATCATGTGCGGCGCAGGTCATACGTTCGCCGCCTCCCCGCGGATGGTGGCGACCATGCACAGCAGAGCCACGCGGATGGTGGCGATCGCCGATTCTAGGTCACCTTCATCGGACCATTGCAGAATGGTGTCGGTGTCCATTCCGCGCACCACGTTTCCGATGCGGCGCGCTACGCACTCCGGTACCTTGTGCGCTCCGGTTTCCGCAATTTCGAGAGCCTCCGCCAGAATGCGGCGTCCAATGTCGGTCGATTCCATGTTCTGTCCTCTGTCGCTAGTAGGGCGCGCCACGAAATGCGGCGCGCATGTCCCCCAGTGTATCGGCGCGCCGCCCCATGTCACTATCTGCCGCGCTTTGCGCCTTGGCGCTGCGCACCCTCGAGGACGCGCCAGGTCCCTCGGCCCGCCCCGCCCGACACCCTCGAGCCCCTCAGGCCTGTGGGCGCGGGCGCCGTCCGTTGGGCGGGTTGCGTCGCTTGGTCGGGTCGCGTCAGGGCTGCGAGTCCCAGATCCACGCCTCGCACAACTCGGCGACCTTGCGGACCTCTTCGATGGTCAGGTCCGCCGGCTGGGCGCGCTCGTAGAGTAGGTCGATGGCATCCTGCACCATGTCCTCGGGCACATCGTCGATGGCGCTGATCTCGCGGACGCGCTGCACGAGCGCTGCCATGTCGGCGCAGCCAGCGGGTTGCATGTCGCGAGCTCGGTGCAACATGCTCAGTGCGGTAAGCACGTGGACGCATGCAGAAAGGTGGCGCGAGCGATAGCGACCCAGCGATTGCAGCCCGATGCGGCAATCGTGCGCAGCCTGCGCGGGCGTCGCATGGTCCGCAAGCAATCCGAGGATGCTCTGGATCAGGGCGTCGCGATCCACGGCGGGATCGATCTGCCAGCTAGGGCACAGCGCGATGGCGCTGCGGATGTCGGCGGCGCTGATCACGACAGCCTCCCTGCGGTCAGGTGGTCCGCGATGGCGCGCAGATCATCTGCGGTCAAGGTTTCGTAGCGTCCGTCAGCAGGACGCACGGCGCGCATCGCATCGCGGCACGCGGCCTCGGTCGGCGTCCACGCGAGCAGATCGGAAACGCGGTCGCGAAGCGAACGCACATCGGTCACGCGGGCGCTGATCACGACCAGCCTCCCCCGACCATGTTGCGGCGCATCGCTTCGTTCGTGACCACGGCCAAGGCTCGCGAGCCATCGACATCGGCGTCGCGGTCCTCGCGGGTTTCGTAGTAGTAGGTGTCCGTCCCGATGCCGTTCTCGAAAGCGACCAGCCCCGTGCCGAACTCGGTGCGCACGATGTGCTGTGCTTCGCGGCGCGTCGCGCAGAACACCATGCCGTGATCGACGCGGTAGCGGTAGCCCCAGCCGCTTGCGCGGCTGCCCAAGTAGACGCTCCAGTTCACGCTGCACCTCCCTTGCGCACCTCGGCCACCGCCAGCTCGCTGTAGTCGGGCGCGAGCGCATCGGCCTCGCACGCCCACAGCGTGCATACCTTCTGGCGCTGCTCGGTCACCTCGCACATCCAGTACACATCGGGGCCGTACTGCGCCTTCGCGTACGCAATCGCCTCGCCCAGATCGTCGAAACCCATGCCGCTGTGCGGCTCGTTGCTGTCGTAGTAGGTCCACATGTTCGTTCCTGTCGGTTGCATGCGGCGCACCACGCGTCGCATGTGCCGCCCACGATATCGACCGCGTCGCCATCTGTCCATAAGTTCCGCGCTTCGCCGTTCGCGACCGCGAGTCAGCTCGCCAACACCCTCGAGCACCCCCTGCCGTCGAGGCCAGGTCCGCGCCGCAGACCCTAGATGCAACGGGCGCCGTCCGTTTGGCGGGTCACGTGCCGCGAGCCTCTATACGCCCGCCAGATCGACGATCGCCTTTACCCCTCCCTAGATAGCCCCCCACCCCCCGATCGTGCAGCAGCGAGGCGCGCAGGGCCCTTATACGCCAGATTTGGCGAGCGGTCTGGCGGACTAGCCATCCGTTTGGCGGGTCGGGTGGATGGCGTGCAGGGCTGGAATCGAACCAGCCATGGGCAGGATGGGTGGATCACTCCGCGTCACCCCGCACCAAGTCACCAGACCTGCGCATACGCCACGGGCCCAGACGAGTCGGAGTCGAAACTCCCGTGGCTGGCAGTGGTCGCTGCCGCCGGCAATCTATCGGTTCATGCGGCGCTGCGCAACCGTTTGGCGGGTCACGTAAAAAAACCCAGCCATCATGGGTTAAACATGACGGCTGGGTCAGCTAGCGACAAAACACAGGAACGAAGCTGATGGACGCAGCTACCGACTAGACTGGTCGGCAGGCCGAGACTAGCTTCGCCCGCTTGCGGCGTCAACTAGAAAGGCTGCGCCATGATGTGCGCGTTGCGCCACTGGTGGCTGGTGGTCTCAGCCAGCGCGATCTGCGCTCGAGCACTGCGGATCAGGTTGTGGGCGTGGCGCAGCTTGACGTACTCGTTGCCTTCGCCAGTCTTCGCGAACGTCATGTTCGTCATCAGGTCGCAAAGCTCGATGGCGTCCTTCTCCCACTGGCGAGCGCATTCCAGCAGCAGCTCGTAGGAGCGAGCTTCCATCTTGATCGCAACAAGACGGTCCAACAGGTCACCGATCTTGACGGCAAACAGCTTGTAGAACTCTCCCGTCGTGGAGTTGAACTCCTTCTCGTAGTCGCAGGCCGCATGGTGCGCGTCGTTCAGCGCCGACACCATTCGGGTGCTCCATTCGTTCTCCCAGCTCAAGCACGCTGCGTTCTTTTCCATGTCTGTGTTCCTTTTGTGTCTAGTAGAGGCATCGACGGTAGCTTTCGCGGAACTACCGTCAAGAAAAAACCGAGGGGAAGCCGCGTGGAAGGTGGGGAGGTGGAGTGCGGCTTTTACAGCGCGAGATGTGGTGGACCGCGCTAACCTCGGCAGGGTACGGATCAGGTCCAAGGGACCGTGACGATCATCACGACCGTCGCGACGGCCATCACGTAGAGCAAGTACCGCTCCCATGTGGCCATGCGCATGTATTCGATTCGCTCCATGGTCAGAACGGCGTGTCGTCGAAGCTCGGCGCCGCCTTGGCCGGGCCTGAGCCAGCACCTGGCTTCGGCTTCGGCGTGTAGCAGCCGATCAGCACGCTGTCGGACTGCGGATCCTTGACCGGAACGCCAGCTGGATTGAAGGCGCGGTTGAGCATGATGAACTGACCGCCGTCATCGCTCTGCATCACGCTGCCAACCGACATGAACCGGCCCTTGGTCTCGCCGTCCTTCTGGTACTCACCGACCTTGACCGCCAACTCGTAGATACGCTTTGCCATCTGCTGTTCTCCTGAAAGGTTGTTGACCTACTCGACTGTACTGTTCGACGAATCAGATCCAACAACAACTTGGCCCGATTCGTCGAGGATGATCGTCACCACGCGCAGCGCCCATCGCTTGGGCTTGCCTCGAGCACCGCGTTTGGCCCAGCCATGCACGTGAAAGTGCGCGCCTGCATGCAGCCAGTGCCGCAGACGAGGCTCGGCTATCGACTTGTTCACGCGTGCGGAAACAGACGATCCTGCGCACGCTTGGATGCCGTAGATGCCCGGCTTGTCGTGATGCACCGCCACGATGTCGATGCACCCGAACAGGTCTTGGCGGATCCGAGCGTGGACGTTCCACTTCTCGACCACTTGGGCCTCCATGCCGCTCTCTCGTAGGTAGTGCAGGCTTCTGCTAGTGGGGCTGCTCATGGTTGCTCCAAGCGTTGCATCAGTAGGTTCCACGCCGTCGCTGCGCACTGCGGCACCTGACCGTTGCCGAGCGCATGCAATCTGTTGGTTCGATTCTTGGGCGGCAACGTCACTCGCGGCGTCGTTTCCCAGTTGCCTTGCCAGAATCCGGCGGCAGAGCGGTCCACCCACGCGGCCAGCCCATCAACTCCTCGACCCACTCCGCGTTCAGCCGCATCGCAGGGTCCGGTGTCGCCACCTCGGTGTTCAGCGCCCGCACATTGCGGTTCTGCTGCGACGGCGCTCCGTTGTTGTGCGCATCTTGGCAAGTCGGCGTCGGCCAAATCCTGCCCGTCCCGCCGTCCTCGCGGACAAAGTCGGTCAGGCTGATCCCCGGTCGCGCTGCGCTGTTCGGACCGTTCCTCGACCCACTGCTCTTCGCATCGCCCGCAGTCGGGGTTGGGATCATCCGCACCGCCAACGCCAGCGGCGGCGTGGCCACTTTGCCCTCCGCATGCCGACGAGCCCACGACTCCTGCGTCTCGTCCGTCACCTTGCCAGCTCGCGGCGTTGGAAACATCACCGTGCGCGTCAAGCTGTTCATGCTGCCGCTCGCCCGCGTCGCGTTGTTCGCGTCGTCCGCCGTTGGTGTCGGCAGCATGTTGACCGCGACATGCTGCGCCAACGTCAGGCCGAAGCCATTGCCGTTCTTTTTGGCCATCTTGCATCGCTCTCGACGATCCAGCACACCTTGCAAGTTGTCCGTTTCGTACAGATTGGCGGTCGGCGTCGGCAGCGAGGATCCAGATGCGGTCGCGTCGGTGAGGTGCTCCGACATGTCTCGCGCCGAGCACGCACCACTCCGCATCGTACCCGATCTCGGCCAGCGACCCGAGAACTCGATGCAGGCCCCGTCCAACAAGCGTTGGGGCATTCTCCACGAAGCAGTACTTGGGTCGTACTTCGCGAATGATGCGCTGCATGTGCCACCAGAGCCCGCTGCGCTCGCCGTCGATCCCTTTGCCTTTGCCCGCGATCGAGATGTCTTGGCACGGGAATCCGCCGGCAACGACATCGACTCGTCCTCGCCATGGGGTTCCGTCGAAGGTGGTAACGTCATCGTGAATCTCCATGTCGGCGGGCAAGTAGCCATCCGCTTGACGCGCCCGCAACACGCGCCGGCAGTATGGGTCAATCTCGACGGCACACACGGGAGCGTGGCCGAGCAGCATGCCAGCGAGGATCCCACCACCCGCGCCGGCAAACAGATGAAGCTCTCTCACTTCTTGCCACCCAGCATCTTGTGGGTAGCCAACAGGTCGATCTCGTAGTCCATGGGGTAGTGCTTCAACACGCGAGCGGCCCAGCGCCGAACGTCCCTTGGCACTCGAGGGGTCTGCTGCGGATCCAACAGGCCGCGCATGAGGTCGCGTGCGTATCGCAGCGCCCGCAGTCGCTCGTCGGGTAAGGTCATCCGTCCGTTCCTCTGATCCACCGTTTGGAGAAAACCGAGGACGCCAACGCGTCGGGCGCCACCCCCAGATCGTCCTTGTGAGATTCACTGGAACGCCCTGGAACGTCCTCGGCCCCAACAACACGTTGGGGAATGTCGTTATGCCGCCGCTCAAGCAGTTCTTCAAGAGCGGAGATGATCGCTACTGCGTTTGATCCAACGTAGCCACTCTGCGCAAACTTGCGGCAGTGCTGGTAGGTCAATAGCAGATCAAGGATTTGCTGGTTGGTTGGGACCATTTGCACCCCTGAGTTCAAGCATGCGCTTGATCACTGCGTTGCGAGCATCAAGCAACTCCTGCTCGCTGACTTTGAACATCATAAACCCCATAGCCTTGTCTTCGTGCTTGGCTACGAGTGCGATGTCATCCTTGTTGGCCTGAGTCAGTTCATCTTTAGTCATGTTGGTCCCTCATCTCTTGCTCAAACTTAACCCACTTCTCTTTGAGATAGGGAGCTATGTGTGGATACGCAATTAGTCGGTGAGCCAGCCTGCCCTTATATCTTTCTAAAAGGTATTCTGCTCTTTCGGATGCTACATGGCCTTCATGTAGATCGTATTCTAGGGCGCAGTTCTCCAGCACTTCGTCGAGCGCAAACATCGCGTACTTCAGCTCGTCAGCCAGCAGATGAAGCGCGCAGCGTGGATGCGTCAGGTAGCACTTATCCCAGTGCGTGGACATGGCACTAGTTGTGTGCGCACGGACGATGTCATCGACTTCATCCTTGTTCATGCGTCATCCTTTGGCTTGGCGTGCGTAGAGTTGAGGTGATTAGCCAACTTGGCCAAGTCGATGTGGCCTGCGATCTCCTTGACATCGACAAGGCTGGCAACGTCACACGCATTGATCAGCCTGATCACGTTGGCAAGGATGCCTCCGTCACCGATGCGTTGGCGAACCATGTCGGCCAGCGCGATGTAGCTAATCTTGGAAGCCAGCTTGTCGTAGTCAATCGGTGGGGTCTTCGCAGCCAGCTTGTCGTAGTCAATTTTGGTGCTGTGCTGATCGATCAGATCGACGATTAAGTCTTCGATGTGGTCTGTCATGGCTCTGTTCAGGCGTGCTCCGATTCGTCCTTCGCCTCGTTAGCTAGACGCACTCGAGCAGCATGCTGCAAAGTCGCGATGCGCTGGCGGTCTCGCAGGTTGCGGTCGTGCTGGCACTGGCAGCACGTGCTCGATGTCACGTAGCGTTCCGTGCTCTTGCAGCGACGGCACTCCTTGCCTTGGTAGCGCGACGCGCCACGGTAAGCAGCCTGTAGTCTTGCCTCTTCCATCTCAGCCTCCGTTCTTGCTGTTCCATTCCTGCAGCGCCACGTGCTCCGCAACCCCATCGGCGCGGCGACACTTCACGTAGTGCTCTCGGTCTGCATCCGACCACTCGTTGCGCTCCTGCCGCAACGCCTGCGTTGTCCGCTTCCGGTCCACCTCGCCGGGATGCGAGAACGACGGCATGTGGCTCATGTCCTTCACCGTGTTGCGCAACCGCTCCGTGTCGCGCAACAGGTTCACCAGCTCGCCGGCACCGATCCGTGGATCACTCGCCATCCGCATCACGTACTTGCAGACATGATCGATCTGGCTGCACGTGAAACCGTTCTGCTCCAACTGCCACGCCATCTGTACGCGATGGTCGCGGCGCGTCAGCCACAGGCCGTTGGCGCGTAGTACTTCGGTTAGGTCGGTTTGGCTGGCGGGCGGACTGCTGGGTTGTTTCTGTCCAACACCAGAGACAGCTTGCTCGCTCGCCAAACCAGTACCAACCGCAAGTTCTGGTACGTTCCGGTTTGCGGACGGCTTGTCAAGAGAATTCTTCTGCACGGGTAGCCTCCCAGCGTTGTACGTCCTCCAAACGGTACCGAACTGCCTTGCCCATCTTCATCCACTTGGGGCCGTACCGAGCCGCACGCCACAACCGCAGCGTGCGCTCAGTGATGCCCCAACGCTCGGCCAGTTGCTTCGTCGTTAGGATCACGGCTTCCATCAAATCACGCCTCCCGTCAGCGCCGCCTTACGGGCAAGGTAGACATCCCGAGCTTCCTTCTTCGCAGCGCCCGCTGGAAGGTCTCGCGCCTTCGCAGCCCACTGCTCGAGGGTCTGCATGTCCTTGGCTTCGTGCATGCCGGCGATCACCGCCACATCGTCGATAGGATCGCTCTCGGGCAGATCCTCTCCAGCGTAGATGTACAAGCCGAGGCCGTGCATCGCGATGCACTTGGTCAGGCACCGGACGATGGCGGTGTTCACCGCGAACGCGTCGGGGTTCTTGATGGCTTGGTTCCGGTTGTTCATCACAGGCAACAGACAGGTCTTGCTGTGCCCCTTGATCGTCACCGCAACCTTGACCAGCGCGCTGCCGTCAGGCAGCAGGACGCACGGAATGCCGTCCCGCTCCTGCGCTTCCCAAGTCGCCTGCGGGTCGAGCTTGAGCACCTCGGCCCAAGCCCAAGCCCACGACAGGTACGACAGCCCGTTCTTCTTCTCAACGTGATCGTTGACGTTCAGCTTCAGCAACTCACTCACAGCTTCACCTCCTCAGCCCACGTGGGCATGTACTTGTTCTTGATCTGCCAGAACCTCAACAGGCACACGAACATCTCCCACCCACGGGCCAGCTCTTCGGCAGTGGCGCCGACGTAGAACGCTTCCGCGCTCTCGCGGCCAACGAACAGGATGCCGCCAGCCGCATTAGGCATACCCAACGCCTGCCGCGTAGCCGCCAACTGCATCAGGTGGTCGTCGTACAGACGGCACTCCAACAGGTCGCCGTCCTTCGTCTTAACGTCAACAACGACCTGGCCCGTCGCGTCATCAATCGACAGGTCGCTCTTCGTCGCGTAGCCGTACTTCGACACGCACGGGAACTCGCAACGCCAGTCGCCACAACCGAAATGGATGCCCAACTGCTCCTGCGCGCTGATCACCCACGGATCATCGCTCTCTGAATTGATGCCGTTCTCGATGCGAGCGTGGATCTCCGTACCCTTCTCCGCCGCCTCCTCGGCCTGACGGGCAGAGTCCGCCATGACGCGTGCGATGAACGACTCGTCGCTCTCGCCCTCGTTGCGCGGCAGGGTCAGCGCCGCCATCAGCACCTGCTTCTCGCGCCAGACGTTGAGCGCGTCACGGTTGGCCGACTTGATGATCGTCGTGCAACCAGGAGCCAAGTCGAGCTTGCGCGCATGGCGCAAATCTGGCTTGACCTGTTGGCCCTTCGCGCCGTCCACCGTGTGCATCAACTGCCCCGTCTTGTCGTACCAGTGGCTCACGACTGCACCTCCGGTTGAGTGACAGGCGTTGCCAGCTCATCCTTGAGCAGCTTCTCGACCATGTCCACCGTGGCGCGGTAACGCGTACATGCGTCGTGGTAGTCTTGGTAGCTGTTCATCACCGAATCCCAAACTTCTTGGTTCCAACGCATGCAACCAAGCACACCCATCAAGTCCTTCTCATGCCCCCACGGGCGAGCCTTGTGCAACACATCCATGCACAACCGAAACTTGCTGTAGTCCATTCTTTGTTCCTGCTTGTGGTAAAGACCAGCACCACGCTGATCAGGCTGCGAAACGTAGCAACCGCTAAACTGTCGTCAAACGTATTCTGAAGATTCCTGTTTCCGCTCGGAGACGCTTGCGGGGAAACGACTTGCCTGTTCGGCTAACCGTCAGCACCATCTGGACATGCCCAAGAAATACGACGTTCTCAAGATCTTCAACTGCCCGCAGTGCCGCAAGCAGTTCGTCGCTCGGCCCGACCGCAAGCTCGACACCTGCGCTGGGTGCCTGCGGTCCAACAGCCACAAGATGAAGGAGGAGCAGGCCGACAGCCGCGCCGCCTCGCTGCAGCTTTACCAGATGGTCCGCGACGAAGTGGCCATGCCGTGGGAGCGTAAGTACACCAAGAGCATGTGGGACCGAAAGTGAGCCTACGAAACGTGGTCCTTGACCTATCGCCGCAGGAAATCCTGCAATGGCAGATCTTGGCTCTCGACTTCAGGTGCTTGCCAACAACCACCTCTTCTGAGAACCCGACCTTCCGCCGCTACGCCACGTTCGACGGCGTGCATGTAGGACAGTTCGACGGCGACGCAGAACTGTCGGCGCTGTGGGAGGACGGCGGCACGTTCTGGAAACAAACGCTGCCGACCAAGGTCGCGTTGGATTGGGGCCTGCTGCCAGACCCTCGAGAACACTAGGGTCGCTTGCCGCGCTTGCGACCTGGTTGCCGGCGGTATCCCTGCCGCCACAGGTGATACGTGATCACTCGAGCAACCGAGTCCACCTGCGTCTCACCCATGTCGGGGAAGCAGATGTGCAGCAACTCATGCACAAGCGTGCCTAGGTACTCGACTGGCGTTTGATTCGACCTGATCTCGATCCGCAGCTTCTTGGGGAACGCGTAGCCGTGGTACACGCGCATGCGCTTTTCGATGATGCGGATCTTCTTGGTCTTCGGGATGTTGATCTTCACTCGTCACCACCCTCGTCTCCAGGGTGGATGTCCACCATCCGCTGCCACTCGGAATACACATCGAGCACCGCAGCCATGTCGAGCTGGGCTGCGAACAGGAACACCTGCGCGATGGCGTCCTCTAGACGGTCAACCCTTGCGCGCTCTTCGCTTGGGCTGAGGTGCTCCACGCCGAGGCCGCGCAGAACCTCTAGGTAGCGTTCGCGAATTCGCTGTGTCTCTTGAGCGATGGTCCGACGCGAGTTGTTCATCATGCCCCTTGCTGGTGTATAGCTTGCCGTCAACGAGCAACTGCGACTGGTGGATGTGGTGCTGTCGCAAACTCACGGTTGTGCCATAGACATCGATCTGCGAGAAGCCCGTCTGCCAGTCGGGGTCGTGCGCCCAGTCGGGGTCTGGATTGCTAAGGTGCCCGTTCTCGATGCCCCAGTGGACACCATGCCTGTCCGTTCGCGACACGATACCCATGCGGTGCGTGTGGCCCATCGCCACCGATCCGCCTCGCCGCGTCATGTGACCGCGCACGCTGTTGCCGGCGCCCGTGCGGATGATCGACCCGTGGAAGATCTCAAACGACCCGACCACCACCTTGCACCGCTGGTCCACGAACTCAATGCCGTGCGCTGCTAGCTCGAGCAACTCGTCGAGAGCCAAGGCATCCACGCTTGCCAGCTCAGGAGCATGCGCCGTCAAGTACCGCTCAAGGCGGTGCTCATGGTTGCCCATCGTATAGAGAATCTTCGCTTTGCAGTGATCGTGACGCAATACGCGCAGAAACTGTCGAGCTTCGTTGATCTCGTCCTGAAACGTTACGACGTTGTGTTTGTCCTTCGGGTGCGACGAGATCTCATGGGCGTCCAGGATGTCGCCGTTCAAGACGATGTGCGTTGGCCGGTAGTCGCGTGCGTACGCCAGCGCCACAGCCAGCGCTGCTTGGTCGTGGTAAGGGATGTGGATGTCGCTGAGGATCAGGCAGCGGATCGCATCAACCTTGCTAGCCGACACCTTGTGCAGCCGCACTTCCTTGGTCTCGCGGCGCACGATCATGCGCGTGACCTCTGAACGCATCACGCACCGCACTCGCCACTCAGTGACTCCTAACTCTCTAGCGACGCTCTTCTGCGACTGGCCTGTTGCAACGCGTGCTCGGATCAACTCCTCCAACGCTTGCTTGTCGCGCATCATCTAACTTCCCAAGTCAGAACATCGACAACATCGAACTTCACGCTTGTCTGACGCTCGTTCATGTGATCCGCTGCCATAGCACGCAGCTTCTCGAGCACATCCGCATCCGTCTCCGACACCGCGGGGACGTAGCCCACCTCGCCGCCCGTGATGCCTTCGACCGCTTCACTCAGCACGTAGTCGCAGCAGTATTCGAGGTCGCCGCCAAGAGGCTGCACATGCGGGTGCTGCAGGATGATGCGTGCGGTCATGGGCGTTGCGGGGTCTTGATGATCTTGAACTGATGCACATACATGGTCTGCGATGTGCCGCCTGTTCCGTTGGTGACACCTTCAATCTTTACGCTGACCGATGCACCAGTCAGGTTTGCTGCCTGCGTGCTCCAAACCGTGCGCAGGCTTGTGGTCGCAGAACTGCTAACAGTTCCAGCCGCCACTGGACCAGTACGCCACAGATCCATCGTCTGCATGGTCGAGTTTGTCGCAATGACAGAGCATGTAGCGTTGAGCTTGAACCATGCTCTGCTGGTTGCGCTTGCTGCAACAGTAGCACCGTCGCTCACAACCAACGTCATCGAGCCGACTGTGAATCGCCAACTGTACGTGCGCGTGGTGCCTGAGTTGTTGTTGATCGTGCCTACTAGCTGGACATCAATCTGATCGCCTGCATCAATGCTGATTGTTTCCGAGATCAGATTGGTGTAGCTCGCTGTGATGTTGATTCCAGCGCTCGACACATCCGCCTTGACGGTGTCGTCACCTGTGCCGCCAGCGGGATCCTGCCACGTAGCAGCAGTGCCGCTCGTCGCAGTCAGCACCTGTCCTGCGGACGGAGCCGAAGCACTGGACACATCGACCACCGTCGTGGCGGTGCGCAGGCCGCTTGCTGTGCGGTCGTTGGTTAAGCGAGAGTCATCGCCAGCAGCAATGGTCCCTGCCGTCGTGCCTACGGGCAGCGTCGTGTAGGCGATGCTGTTCGGAACGTCGTTTGTTCGACCGGGACCGAGCACAAGGATCTCGCCGGTGGAGCCGTTGACCCTGATCACGCGCCCGATGTTCTGCACCAAATCGCTCGTGCCGCTTGGACGCGTAGGCGTCAGCCCGCCGCCCGTCGCAACGTAGACCGTGCCGTTGATCGCGTAGGCACTGGTGTCCAACTGCCGCAGCACGCCGAGGCTTTGCGCGAACCCTTCGTCGTTGTTTGCCAACGAGGTTTCGAGCAGCCCGATGGCAGGCATCTTGTTGACGTTGCTTGCGTCAGCGCCGGATATTTCAGTGGCACCCGATGCGCCGACGCTGCCCGTCGCGTAGACGGGAGTGCCCTTGGCCAACGTCACGCCCGAGGTGTTCTTGACGGGAAACCTCGCGGCTTCGATGTGCGCGTAGGTCGAGTCGCCGCGAAGGAACGTCGAGGCGTCCGCAGTGCCCGTGCCCAGTCGCGCAGGGTCCACAGGCGAGTCGATAGTAATGACAGTGCCACTGCTGCTAACTGTCACATCCCCGTAGTCGCCATCGGGAAGCGTGCCGCCACCGCCGCCGCCCGTCGCCGTGATCGTCACCTGCGCCGTGTCCGTGTCGGGCAGATCGAGAGGCGTCAGCGAGATGCCAGACCCCGCCGCTAAGTTGATTCGCTTACGGGTGCCGATGTCTACGCCATCAGCAGCTACCGTAGTGCGCGCATCCGACAGACGCGGATCGTTGCCGGCGCAGGCTTGCTGGCCAGCTCGCCCCAGAGTCCTAAGACTCGGGACGTTCGGGTGGTCGTCGGGGATCTGGCGACGGGTCACGGTTCAGGAGTAACCGGGGGCGCCGGGGGAGTCGGCTGCTTAGGCGCACCAACGAACAGCCGCAGCAGCGACAGGATCAGCGGCTTGCCAGCCATCAGCATGCGCGCAGCAGGAAGAAGACCGAGCATCGTCAGCACGGTCACTACCACATCCACGGCATCTCCACCACCCACCTGCGGCAGCGTGCCGCCGGCTGGAGCAGACGGATCACCAGCCACAGGCTGCTCGGCCAAGAACTGACGCAGCGCCTCGCAAGAGGCCAGAGGAAGAAGGGCGAGCAGAAGCAGGTACCGCATTATCGAGTCTCCAGTTTGGTTTCGACCTTGGATAGGCGCTGCAGGACATCGGACTTCAACCCGTCCACTGACACCCGCAACTGCCTGAGTTCTTCCGCTACCCCGTTGTCCTTCACTCGCTGGTGCTCAATCGCCTGCGCCAATAGATCGACGCGGTTACGCACTTCGTTGATGTCTTGGCCGGTTCGCCAAGCCCATCCAATACCTGGCAGGACAACCGCCGTGCAGATGATGCTCGCAACCTTCAGAAGCACATCCCATCTGCTGTTCATGGTAGTGGTAGCCATTCTAGGTAGCCCCGTTTTCGTTAGCGTGACGCACCGGATGCCTTGCCGCTCATCACGCCCTGCGTCCACTGGACGAAGTCGGGATCGTCGTACCTGTCGTTGCTGACATCCGTTATGAACTGCGCAGGCTTGCCCAAGACGCTGGTCGGCAAACCGCCAGTGATGATCGACAGCAAACCGAACATGTCGCGCACCTCGCGGCCTGTGACTTCCTTCTCGAAGTCCACCAAGCCCAGTGCCTCGCCAACCTCGCGGCCAGCAGCGACGGCTCCTCGGCCAGCTCGCATGATGTAGTTGACGGCAGGCGCGTTGGTGATGCGCTCGTCGTTCGGGTCTTCGGTAGTCAGCCCATACAGAGCCAAGGAAACCTGCCCGACAAACGGGAACATCGAAGCCGTGCCGCGACCGACGCTGACAAGCACCTTCTCGCCGATGGCGCTGGTCAACTCCTCGTCATCCTCATCGTCAAAGAATGCACCCGAGAACAACTGCATGATCGCGTCCGCCACGAAAAGCGGAGCCGCGTAGCCAAGGATCAGTTGCTGGTAGAACCGCGCCGTCAGCGGAGTCCTCAGCAATCCCACCTCGCGGATCAGGTTGCCGAAGTCGGTCGTGTTGACGTTGAACAGCCAGTTGAAGTAGCCGCCGAACTGCAGCATCAACCGCATGAACGGGCCACCCTTCAGCAGCTTTGCTTGGTCCTCGGGGCTCAAGCTGGGCGAGTTGTCGCGCACCATGTAGTCCGCGTACTTGACCGCCTCTGCGTGGATCTGCTCAGGGTTCATTGCAGATACGTCGTGCTTGTCTTGGTACGTGTCGTACGCACCCTTCCAGATCGCCATGTCCGAGATGTTCTGGAAGAACGTCTGCAGGAAGTAGGCGTTCTTGTTCGCCATGCGCTTGAGCTTCTTGTACGCGCCTGGATTGGACACCAGAGCGTCAAGCATCTGCGCCATCTCGAGCATCTTGCCACGCGTCCTGTTGTCCATGAACGGTGACTGCATGGTGATCCACGTGCTCAGTCGTTCCGCACCTTCGGCTCTGCTGTAGGAGCTAACGATGTACTGACGTAGGCCGCTCATCACGGCGCGGACGCCGAGCTTGCGCACCGCCATCGGGATCGCCGTCAAGTTACCGACTGCGTTGGCCACGCCGCCGAACAGCGCGTCCATTCCAGACCAGCGCCGCAAGCGGTCGAGCACCTGTGTACCAAACGCAGATCCACGCGTAGACGTTGCCTGACGCGCAGCCGACACCATCCACGGGATGATCAACTCGGCGTAGGCTTCGGGATCCACTGCACCCAACGCGCTGTTGCGTGCCTCAAACGGACGGATCATGCGCAGCACACCTTGCACCGTTGGCTGCACGTGGATGAAGCGCACCGTCTCGTCGATGTGACGCAGCACCATCGTGAGGTCCAAGTTCAGCGGCTTGGTGTACGCCTCGACGCGGTCGTTGGCCCAGCCGCTTTGCACAGCAGGGACAGCCGAGCGCATGTCGCCGTTGATCTCGTTGATGTTCTCTTCCGACTGATGGCTTGCCACCAACATCGGGTCCGTCTTGGCCGGGACGTAGCCGCCACGGTAAACGCCGAACGGCGTCTCGATGTTCTCGTACCGCACCTCACGGAAGTAGTAGCCGAACACCTTGAAGTGCGCCTTCTGGAGGTCAGGCTTGATCTCCTCCATCATGTCCCACACGCCTTGCGCGAAGTCCCAGTGCTTCTTCGTCAGCTTCTGGCTTTCGTGCATGCGATTGATGAACGCCTTCCACTTGCTGTCATCGAGCTGGCCCAACTGCTCAACGCCCCAGTTGCGGCCTAGCAACAGCTTGCGGTAGTTGCTCATGTTGCCCATGTGCAGGATCGCACCTAGCAACTCGGCAGTGTTCTTGAACGTGTAGCCGATCTCCGACGCTGGGATCTCGTCCCACTCGACCTCAAGCTCCGACAGCATTGTGGCGTAGCGTTCGACCAGCTTGTTGCGCTGCACGCTGTACGCGTTGATTTGGCTCTTGATCGGGTTGTAGACCAGATCCCACCACGCGCCTCGACCGCCATCGACGGCAACGGTCCACTGCTCCATGCCGCGCATCCACGCCTTCACGTTGCTCCAGAACTTCAGGAACTTCTGCAGCTTTGTCGCGGACTGCGCTACGCCCATCGCCGCGAACGGCTTCGGGTGCTTGGACAAGCTGTCTGTCAGTTGCCGCTGCGCCTCCTCAATCGCAATCGTGCGGTCGCCCAGTTCGACGATGCGCTCTGCTCGGGCAATCTCCAGCATGCCCTTGATCAGCACATCAACGTCCTGCAACTGCGAGTAGGTGAGCTTCTTGTGGTCACCCGTAGTCCGTGCCTGCAGCACCTGCGGATTGATGATCTGCTGGATGCGCTCCCACATCTGCGGGTTGTAGCGGCTCACCGCCTGCAACTGCTCCGCTGCTCGAGCAACCGCGACCTCTGGGCCGAACCCGTACAGAGCCGCCACAGCACGGGCTGCGTTGTACAGCTCGGTGTTGTAGTTCTTGGCGATGTTCTCCTGCGGGCTTTGGAACAACCGCTTCATGCGGCCCTTGATCTCCGCGATCTTCTTCTCCGCAACACGCGCAGCCTTTGCCTTCATGTGCTGCACCAACTGCAGGCGCTTGGCTTCCAGCGCCTTGAACACTCGCGGCTGGCCCTTCTTGTCCTTGACGCGCTTGCTGGACAGAGCATCCATGACCTTCTGGTTCATGCGCCCCTCCTCAGCTTGGTGCTTGGCACTGCTAATCTTGCCAACTTCCATGTTGTCGATGGCGTCTTCCGCCACCGCACGCGCCGCCGAGACCAGCGTGGACACCGGCACGTAAGCACGGCGCCCCTCTGCCTTGCTCACGCGCACCTGCTCCTTCGCCTTCTCTAGCTCCTGCACGGCCATCTGCACATCAGGCCCCCACGCAGCATCGATCTTGGTGAGGATGTCGTTCAGCGCAGCCGACTTGGTCGCAGCGTCTGCTGCCAACGCGGAGTCCTGCGGGTTCTCGCGAGATTTCCTGACCGCATCTGTGGCGAGCGTGCGGGCAGTAGTCTTCTGCTCCGTCAACTGCTGCATCTCGGGGTTCTGCATGGCCGTCTCGCGTGCCTTCTGCAGAGCCTCGCTCAACGCCGCAGCCTTCTCCTCGGCCAACTGCAACTGCGCCGCAGACGCCTCCCTCGCCGCCTTCATGTCGGGATCGAGGTCTTCCATCATGCGCTGCAGTTGGCTCTGCAACCACTGAAGCTCGGTTGCCACCAGCTTCGTGCGTGCCTCTTCGTGCATGGCGTCCGCCACCACGCCTTCCGCAGCCTCGGCGCTTTGGTAGTCGCCAAACCGCTCCAGCATGATCTCGTCCGTCTGCGCCTCAATCGCATCCTGCATCGCAGGCGCCTCAAACAACATGCGCAAGAGCTCAGGGCCTCCACCGGGAATGCCCCACAGCGCCGCGACTTCCTGCAGGCTGACGCCGTCTTTCTTCGTCAGCATGCTCGCCAACTTGTCCAGCACCGGACCTTGCAGCGTCGGCTCGTTTAGCTCAATGCGCTTCTCGGTAGCAGCAACGCGCTGCTCCATCTCGCGCAGGCGCGTGCGCTCGGACTGCAGCCCACGGTGCAAGCTGCGGATCTGCACAGCAGCCTTCTGGCGGCGACTGAGCTTGAGCCCGTCCTCAATCTTGGCGAGCTTTTCCTGCTGCTTGGTGACCGCTTCCTGCAGCTTCTTCTGCTCTGCCTTCGCCTTCTTGTATTCCTTCTCGCCCAAGCCGGCGATCTCGTTCTTCACTCGAGCACGCGCTGCCTGCAGGTTGTCCTCTGCCGTCTTGCGCTGTGCGGCGAAGTTGCGCAGGTTGCTCTGCAGCTTGTCGCGCTCGCTGCCGGTGTAGGTCGGACGCTTCTGCGCGGCTTCCACATCGACACGCGCCTTGGCCAAGTTCGACCGCTTCTGCGCGACCTTCGTCTGAGCCCGCTTGACCTTGTCCGCTTCTGCCGCCAGATCCTTGAGGAACGCCTTCGTGTCCTTCTCGCTGACGGTCTTGCTCTTCTCGGACATCTGACGGTAGCCGTCTTCTGCCGCCTTGAGCACAGCCTCGGCTTCCTGAAGTTGCGTCGAGAACTTCTCAACCTTCTCTTGCAACTGCGGCGTGCGCTTGTCGCCACGGCTGTCTAGCTGGTCACGGACCATCTGCATCGACGCCTTCAGGTTCTCGACGCGCTTGACCTCGTCGGGCAACTGCTTGTCGATGTCCGCCTGCTCGGCTTCCCACTGCTGCTCAGTCATGCCCTCCGCAAGCAGCGTCTTCTTGCTCTTCTTGCGGGTCTTCTCGTAGTTCTGGCGAGCCTCCTCCACCTTGGGAAGGAAGGCCGCAAGCGCAGCCTCGGCAGCGTTCACTGCTTGGCGCTGGTCCTCCATCTGCTTGTTCGCCTGGAACAGCATCTGGCTCTGGTCCAACCCCTCAATCGGCGTGCGCGGCAGATCCTTGAACTCCTTGCGCAAAGCCTCCAGACGCGCTTCCGCGTTGGTCACGCTGGCACGAAGCTGCTCCAGCTTGGCTTCCTGCTGCACAAGCAGATCCTTGTCCTGCCGCACAGAACCGCTGGGCTTTGCCGGCGGCTTGAGGTTGGGGATGGCGCCGTTCATCACGTAGCGCACCACCTCCTGCACATCGATCTTGTTGCGCAGCGTCGGCGTGAACTCGTTGCCCTGCTCGTCGAGCGCAATCTTGGTCTGCAGCCAGCGGATGACGCGGTAAACCTTCTGCAGCTTGACCGAAGACTCGACTTCCTTGCGGACCTTGCTGCGTTCCTTGGACATCTCCGCTTGCTTGCTCGCCAACTTGTCGCTGATCGCGCCTGCCAGGTACTTCATCTG